TGCAGCATATGTAGCAGTAGAAGAAACGTATGGAGACCATTCGTACAATGGACATGCTAAAAAAGATGAAGCATTCCGAAATGATATGACCAATTTTGGTATATTAATGGAAGTGCAAGGTATTGATAAACCATTCGATTGGTCTAGAGAATTAGTATCTAAAGTAAATGCTCATGGGACAGGGTTATATTATAGTCCTTCTCGTAAACCATCAACAACCTCTGAAGGTGTAAATGTAAGTGCACATCAAATAGATTGGATGGGGTTACAAACAGTATCTGAACATTTCCAAGGATATTTTGAATACATTTCAGATTTTATTAATGACATGAAAAAAGTATTTCCAACATTAGAAGATGATTGGGGTATTTACATCCCAGAAGTAAAATATCTATCACCTGAGCCACTTGTCGATTATACCAATTTAGCACTCACCAAGTATCCTAACGTACACTTTGTAGGCGATGCTTTATCAGCTAGAGGTATAACGGTAAGTGGTGCACAAGGGACATATGTCGCAGAACATATATTAAAAAATTAGGTTAATCTAAATATATTTCGTATATTTAATATAAATAAATAACATGAAAAATACTAAAACACCATTTCCTAAAAGTAAAAAATTGATAAAACCTGAAGATGGTACTATAGCTTATACTTGGGATGGGAAATTACATAACTGGGATGGTCCTGCTCTTTTACCTGAAGGTAAGAGAAAGTATGCAGAATATCATTTATATGGTATTAAACATACTAAAGATGAATGGAATGAAATTAGACAACAAAGAGAAGGTTTACCTTATTATAAAAATCAATCAATGAAAGCACACCTTTCAGATTATAGAAACTAAGATATGAAAATAGGTTTATGTGGTACAATGAGTGTAGGTAAAACTACATTAGTAAATGCCTTAAAAGAGTTAGATCAATTTAAGGACTACAAGTTTGCAACAGAACGCAGTCAACATTTAATGTCATTAGGTATTCCTTTAAATACTGATTCAACCTTAAAGGGACAAACAGTATTTTTAGCTGAGCGTTGTGGTGAATTAATGCACGACAGTATAATTACAGACAGAACTATACTTGATGTAATGGCGTTTACAATAAATGCTAAATCTATACCTCATCAAGATAAAGAAGCATTTGAAACTTATGCTAGTGAATTCATTAGAGAATATGATTATATATTTTACATATCTCCTCATGGGTTAGAAATTGAAGATAATGGGGTACGTGAAACAGATAAACACTATAGAGATTTAATTGATTTTACAATTACCACATTAATTAAAAGACATGGTCATAAAGCGGGCACAATAGAAAAAATATCAGGTTCAACAGAAGAACGTATTCAACAAATATTGAATGTTACTAAACTTTAACATATTTATAATAAAATACCTTTATAATGAAAAAATCTGAATTAAAAAAATACATTAGAGAAAATATTATTTCTGAATTATCTGAATCTACAGAGGATGAAATTACTAAAACTAAAGAATTAACAACCGCGATTAAAGACCTAAAATCAGCTAAAAAAGAAGCGGGTATAGAAGAAGCTAATGTAGGTTTATCTGATTTACAAGACATAGGATATGACGATGGTGAATATGCATTTGATAAGCATTTTAATAAATCCCAATTAAATAATAGACTCGATACTAAGTATTATACAAGAGGATTTGTTCAAGCTATAACTGATAGCGCAGAATCACTTCGTTTAAATGAAAATGCAACACCAAAAGGTGAAGATTTTACTTATGACTATGAAGATATAGGTCAATTTTATTTAGAAGGATTTGGAAAAGAACATACCTTAAATAATGACCAATTAAGAATGTTGGGTAAAAAAATAGTAGATCAATTATATGGTGGTGACATTGGTAAAGCATATGATGCCGTTGTAAACCCTAATAAAAACCCATATGATATAAAAGAAGCTAATGTAGGTTTAGCTGAGATAGAAGAAATGGGATATAATAATGGTGAAGACGCATTTGAAAAAATTAAAGGTAGATTTAAAAATAGGATAGATCACCTAGCATATAGAAAAGGATTCTTTCAAGGATTTACAGATAGTGCTAGCTCCTATGGTTTAAATGAAAACGAAGACGCAGAACCAACTAAATCCGATATTAAAAAAACTAAAGGTTTAGCTAAAGCAAAAGAAGAATTAGCACTATTAACTCGTGAGATGAAATCATTAGCTAAAAAATATTCTAAAGCTGAAGGTGCTGATAAAGAAAAATTAGTTAAAATCTTAAAAGATAAAACTAAATTAAAAAAGGAACTAGAAAATATTTTAGACAAAAAGAAGATATAATGTCATCAATAGAAAGGTTTTTATATTTTGCCCTAGTATTTTTTGGTGTTTATTATTTAGTTAGTATGTACTCTTCAAATAATGAAGAATATATTACCGAGTACAATAATAAGATAGAGGTTTTAAATGATAAAATTAATTCTTTACATAGTATTAATGAGGACTTAACATCAGAAATTGATGTATTAACTACTCAAATAACACTATTAGACCAAGAAATTAGTAAACAAGATAATAAAATAGTTATATTAAAAAAGCAAACAAATGAGAAAGTTAATAATGTTGATTCTTATAGGGATGATGAGCTATACCAGTTTTTCACAGAACGTTATAGACAGCACCTCGATTCAATTAAAAAAACCAATAGTTCGATTAGTAATTAAGGATTTAATAATTGGAGACGGTCTTAAAAAAGAATTAGGTTTAATAACAACTAAATATTCTTTATTAGAAAATAAGATAGTATTAAAAGACAGCGTTATTAGTAATCTTAACTTTCAAATTAATAATTTTGATTCTATATTAAATACTAAAGGATCTCAATTAGAATATACTAAACAATTGAATGATAAGTTAAAGCTTGAAATTAAAAAACAAAAATTAAAAAATAAAATTTTAAGTAGCGCAGGTTTAATAGCAATTGGTGGGGTAATACTTATATTAAAATAACTGCATGTCAGATTTAAAAAAAGTAATACGCCAAGAATATCTAAAATGTGCACAGGACCCTGTGCATTTTATGCGTAAATACTGTTATATACAACACCCACAAAGAGGTCGCATACAATTTAATTTATACCCATTTCAAGATAAAGTATTAACGTTAATGCGTGATAATCCTTATTCGATTATCTTAAAATCTAGACAATTAGGTATTTCTACACTATCAGCCGGTTATTCTTTATGGTTAATGATATTTCATAAGGATAAAAATATTCTTTGTATTGCAACTAAGCAAGAAACAGCTAAAAACATGGTAACAAAGGTAAAATTCATGTATGAAAACTTACCTTCATGGCTTAAAATAGACGCTCCTGAAAACAACAAATTAACATTAAGATTAAGTAATGGATCACAAATTAAGGCTACATCAGCATCAAGTGATGCAGGTAGATCTGAAGCAGTATCTTTGCTATTGATTGATGAGGCTGCTTTTATTGATAATATTGGAGAAATTTGGGCATCAGCACAACAAACACTAGCAACGGGTGGTGGTTGCATTGCATTATCTACACCTTATGGTACTGGAAATTGGTTTCATCAAACATGGGTTAGAGCAGAAAACAGTGAAAATCAATTTTTACCTATTAAACTCCCATGGTTTGTACACCCAGAACGTGATCAAAAATGGAGGGACCAACAAGATGAGTTATTAGGTGATCCTAGAATGGCAGCACAAGAGTGTGATTGCGATTTTAGTACTTCTGGTGATATTGTATTTTACCCTGAATATATAGATTTTTATGAAAAAACATATGCAAAAGATCCTATGGAAAGAAGGGGTGCAGACCAAAACCTATGGGTTTGGGAATCACCTGATTATACAAGGGATTATGTAGTAGTTGCAGATGTTGCTCGTGGTGATGGAAAAGATTATTCAGCGTGCCATGTAATCGATGTATCAAATAATGTACAAGTTGCTGAATATAAAGGACAATTAGGTACAAAAGAGTATGGACACTTATTAGTTGGTTTAGCTACTGAATATAATGAAGCCATGTTAGTAATAGAAAATGCTAATATTGGTTGGGCAACTATACAAGTTGCTTTAGATAGACAGTATCCTAACCTTTACTATTCACAAAAGAGTGATTCCCCAAATGCCAGTTCGTATTTTGACAAATATCAAGACCATTCAAAAATGGTAGCTGGTTTTACAATGTCATCTAGAACACGTCCTATGGTAATAGGTAAGTTTCAAGAATACATAAGTGATAAAGGAGTAACAATCCAATCAAAAAGGTTAATAGAAGAAATGAAAACCTTTATATGGAAAAATAACAGAGCAGAAGCTCAAAGTGGGTATAATGATGATTTAGTAATGTCTTTTGGTATTGCTATGTATATTAGAGATACTGCTTTAAGATTAAGACAAAAAGGTTTAGATGGAACTAAAAATTCACTAAATAATATGTCAGTTAATAGAACACCTTACCAAGCAGGTTACGGAAGTAGTCAATATGGTAAAAACCCTTATGAACAAAATTTTGGGAATGGTAAGGAAGATATTAGATGGCTTTTTTAGATTATATTTATAATAATAACAACACATTATGGCTGATAGAAGCGTATTTACAAGATTAAAAAGATTATTTTCAACAGATGTTGTAGTAAGAAATGTAGGTGGGAACCAAATTAAAGTAATCGATAGTGGTAAAATTCAATCCACCGGGGAAATTGCTACTAATTCATTATCTGATAGATACAATAGAATTTATTCTACTAGTCCTACCTCATTATATGGTGCACAGTTCAACATGAACTACCAGTACCTCAGACCTCAACTATATTCAGAATATGATTTAATGGATCAGGATGCTATTATTGCTTCTGCCTTAGATGTATTAGCTGATGAATCAACTTTAAAAAATGATATGGGTGAAGTACTTCAAATTAGAAGCGCTAATGAAGATATTCAAAAAATATTATATAATTTATTCTATGATGTATTAAATATTGAATTTAATCTTTGGATGTGGATTAGACAAATGTGTAAATATGGTGATTTTTTCTTAAAACTAGAAATTGCTGAAAAATATGGAGTATATAATGTTATACCCTATACCGCATACCACATTGAAAGACAAGAAGCATTTGATTCAAATAATCCTTCTGCTATAAGATATAAATACGCACCAGATGGAATGGATAACCTAAGTTCTGGTATGTATCCTGTACCTGGAGCTGGAGGTGGAAATTTAGAAAATGAAAATGGTATATTTTTTGACAATTATGAAATGGCTCACTTTAGACTCCTTTCAGATGTTAATTATCTCCCTTATGGTAGAGCTTATATCGAACCTGCTAGAAAATTATACAAACAATATGTTTTAATGGAAGATGCAATGTTAATACATAGAATTGCTCGTGCCCCTGAAAAACG